TGTCAAGTTTCGCCTGCCACTCCTTATCTTTGTCCGAGAGCTGGCCTTTCAGTGTGTCGATCTTCCCCTGAAGGTCTTTCACATCCACACCGTCAAAAGCTTTTAGGCCATCCTCTGCGGTTTTCAGTCGCTCCTTGATCGCTTCATAGTCCGCAAACGGCTTTTTGGCGGCTTCAATGTCCTTGCCGTTCTCGTCCATGATCGCGTCAATGATCTCCTTCGGAAGCGCCTGATCGCCAACCTTGAGATTCTGCAAAAATTCACGTTTCATTGTGTGTTCCTCTCTCCGCTACGCTTTTCTAACGGGGGTCGCATCCCCTCGCGGTCGTTCGTTTTACGACATCCCGGTCAAAATTGTATGAAAAAAGCACGGCTTCCCGTGCTTCAATCACTTTATTGATTTTCGGTAGATTTCCACTCGCGCATCCTGTGTCCGAAGTCCAGCGGCTTTAGAGAATCTCCGGTATTCCTGATTGAGAACTTGCAGTTTGATTTGATCCTGCTGCTTTTTCTCCTGATCTCCGGTAGCTTCGTCCGCAAGGATTTGCCGCTTCTGGCGGCGCATGGAGGCTTCTAAGCGGCGCTGCCGCTGGGTGGCCTCATACATGGTGTAGTGCTTTCCGGCGTAGTCAATGCCTCGCTCGTTGTCCAGGCGATACTTTTCAAGTTCTTCCTTCGTGTACTGCGGCGGCGTGACGCCGAGGATAATAGGAAATGCAGCGTGGCCGCAGTTCAGCGTGCCAATGCGGCGGACGAGACTATTATTGAGCTTTTCATATTCCTCGTCGCTATACTGCTTGCCTTGAATCGGTTCGTGGTCTGGTGCGCTGGCCGCGTGTGCGCTGATTTCCCAGCCATTGGCTCCGAGATCATCGTGCGTCTGCTTGGAAATCTGCTCCTGCATCAGGCCAAGACCGCCCATCACAGAACGCCGAACAGCCGCTTCTAGGCTTGTGTGGATGCCTGACTGATAATCAATCGTTTGGATGCCTTTCTCCGCGAGATTCTTCACTGCAAGCCTGACGGCGGTGTTATAATCCGCCGCGCCAGTCGCCACCTGGGAGAACGCGAAATCCATGCTGTTTCTATATGCCTGTTGCAGCGGGAGCGTCCGCCCGTACGGGTCAACCATGCCGATTGTTTGCGTGATATTCGTGAAGTCATCCTGTGCCAGCTTCACCGCCGCAGACACGATCTCCTGCAACACATGATTCTCTGCAAATGGTATTGCATCAGCGGTCGGAAGCGCTTTTAGGTCGAACCGGTAGCCAACCTCCGCGCTCTGTGTCAGGAGCTTTTTGATCTCGTCATTTGAGACACCAAGCAGCTTTTTCAGGCGCTTTTTGATCTCGACCTGACTAAGTCCCATCTGCTGCGCTGCCCATATCTGATATTGTGCGGTGGATGTGAACTGTCCGGCCTTTGCAATCCGCTCTGCGATGTCTCGAATGAGATAATCGTTGATCGGGTCTGTCAGCTGTCCGGCATAGTCCCGAAGCGCTGCGATCTGTTCCGCGGTAAGCATTATTCTTCGACCTCTTCAACCTCCGGCATGTACTCTTTGCGGATCTTCGCCCGATCCGCCTCAGTGTCACACGGGAGGTTGTAGTACCAGCCGAGATAACGTTCCGGGGCCAGCAATCCAGCCTGAACCTGAGACATCATCTCGGAGTTGGTCTTGCCCTCGTCGTATAGAATACCATTTCCATACGAAATCGAAATATCGTCCGGCTCAATCGGAGCGCCGCTGTAAAGGCCGTACATCTTTCCAACTATGCAGCAGATGCGCAGCGTCTCATTTACCGCATCCGTCCACATCTCCTGTAAATCCTTAATCGTCAGGTTGTAGTCGCCGGCGCTTGACGTGATCTCCGTTGCAGTTCTCTCTGCGGCCTCGACCTCAGAGAGGATGCCTCGCTTCATGCCGATGATGTTCTCGATGTTTCTGAGATATTCTGTCTTTCTCGCAAGGAATGACTGTTCCCGGAACTCCGGGGAGAAAATCGTGATACCAACGCTGTCCGGATCATCATCAAGCGCGGTAAACACCTTATCATCAAAAGCTCTATTGCCGTTGCGGTCGCGCTTCATCATGTCGGCAGACACAATAATTCGAGATTGCCCGCGTTCAAACTCGCCGTTGATCTGCGCCTCGTTGATGTTGATAAGATGGATCAGTCCAGCAGCCGGAGCATACACCGACGCTCCATCAGGAGAGCCATCCACGCAATTCACAAGCGGGATTCTCACATGAACCAAGCCAGTGGAATAAACCGGCTCCTGATACACGATTTCCGGCATAAGCTGTTCATACTTCGGCAGCTCCGATAGCGGGACTTCCACACCGAGCGTCACATTGTCGGACGCCTTAAACAGTTTGTTTTCGATTCTCAGATAGCCGTTGTGGTCAACAGAGCGGCGTTCCAAAAGCGTGTAGGTGTATCTCCCGACAACCGTCTTTTCCGCTGTCCCGACGTCTGTGATATTATCCATTTCATCCCGGCCAAGCACAACATAATTGCGCCGGTCAATGGTTCGGAACGCAAACACGCCATTTACAATGATCGGTTTGATAAAGCACTCGCCGCCAACCATCGCTTTCTGTACGGCCTGTTTCCGTTCCCGGTTAAGTGCGGAGAGAAGCGATTCCGCGAACTCGTCGGAAGCGTCCGTCTCATATTCGGAGAACATAGTTTTTGACAACTTTGATACGATTGTGACAGGGAGCCGCTGGCATGGATCTTCGCCTTCTACCGGCACACTCTGATAATACAGATTGAACCAGTCATTGATTGCGCCCCTCATGGCATTGGTTGTTGTATCCTCTACGCCGAACGCCTGTGCAAAGTTATATACGCGGTTATCAAAAAGAGCAGCCGCAATGCTCATCTGTCTGTCACCTCATTCCGAATCGTGATTTTCTGGTATCGCAAGGCTGATTCCATGCCGTCAATATAGGCGTTGAGCCGGTCGTTTTTCGCCTGAAGCTCTGCGATCTTATTAACAAGCCGCTTGTTTTCTTCAAGCAGCTCGTTCCGGCAATATGTAGGCAGGAACTTTTCAATCAACCATCTCTTGAACTTCTTCATCTTCTCTCCTGTCGAGCTTGTAATATCTCCGCAATACTGTATTGCACATGTAGCGTATATCATCCATCGCGTGATCTGATTCTTTAATGACCTGGTCGCTGTTTTTCTCATCGTCCCAGCGATACAGGCCGAACTCTCGGATCGCGTCTTTGCAGCTCCGATGTACTTTCAGTTTCCCATTCTTCAGAAGCCGCCCAGTGACACGAATGCCGTCAAGTACGTCGTTATTCGCCTTTCTTACAGAAAAGCCGGAACGGCGTCGCAGTGCCGTAATAAAAGATGCTGCGGACGGATCAACGATCACCGACCGGATATATCGATCTCCGGCCAGCTTTTCAACCTCATCGCAGTATTCCTCGTCGGTCTTTTGCACCTTCATGTCGCGTCCGCTGTAATAATATTCCGCAATGCGAACCGCTTTATCTTCATTCACACACCACAGGCCAGCAGAAAACGGATTGAGCGTGCCATAGTCAATACTGATGTAATACTCTCCGCTTTCCGGAATCTCATCTGTGATATTATCTTCTCCAAACTGATAAACAAGCCCTTCTGCGACCACCCACAGGCCGCGAATATAGCGGTCATAGAACACGCCGGAGAACATGGATTCATAGCGAGTAAGGGTCTTTTCGCTCAGGCTCGGATTGTCCCGCATCTCGAAATGGAGGTATAGCGTGTTCCGCTCTTTGTGTCGGAGAATCCATTCGAGATAAAACCAATGCTGCGGACTTTCCGGGTTGCAAGAAAACCACACTTTAGCTCCATCCACGGAGCATCGTGTCAATGCCTGTTCCACAAAGGAGCGCGGCATGAGGGCGACTTCGTCCAGAATCACGCCCGCCAGCGTTCGACCTTGAATCAGAGCATAGCTGCTTTCATCCTTGCCGCCAAACACTTCAAAATAGTTCGTAATATATCCGCGCCGGACTTCCAGCACCTTATCCGCTCTCCTCCAACGCATGGTATATCGCTCTTTGGCGTAGCTCATGGAGATATAGGGGACGACGATATTTTTCACAGCCGAATCGACCGTCTTGCCGCAGACGCCAAATCGCTGCACACTGAATTCCCGCATCGCCCAGTCGACAAATGCAACCATCATGATTGAGGTTTTGCCAGAGCGGACGGCCCCATCGCAGATGATCGCATCGTACTGAGAGTATGGAAACGCCAATATCTTTCGCTGTTTTGAACTAATCATCGCTTTCAAGTCCTTCTGCCATCTCGCGCAGGCTTCTGCTCAAATCATCCTCTCTGGTGGATTCTGCCCGGCCACCGCTAATCAGTGCCCACTTGTCAATCAGAGTACCAAGCGCCGTAGTGATCTGTGCTGGCGTTGCCGTAGCCAATTTCTCAGGATCATTTAATGCCAAAAGGCCTTTACCAATGATTTCACAGACGATGTCCTTCTTGCTATCCATGTAAGCAAGGACATCCGCCGCGTTCTCTTCTTTTTTATCTGTGACCTTTTGTGCAAAATCATCGTCACTTCTTAATGTCCTCTGAATCGTGGTTGTGGAAACTTTATATTTCTTCGCAAGCTGGCGAATCGTCAGACCATCCGTTCTATCTGCGATGATTTTCTTTCGTTGCAGGTCTGTCAGTTTTGCCATAGCGGTTTCCTTCCTTCAGGATTATTTCATGCCCATACTTTCCACATATATCACACGGCTCCTTAAATCTGTTCTTTGTCCGTATAACAGAATAGCCAGCAGATATATAATCCTGCTGGCATCTATAACACAGTGTCCGAATATCTCTCATATCAAAGGTTGAGAGCTACGGAGTGCGGTTTCCGTAGCTCTCATGATGGAGGAATGAATCATCTGTTTGTTTTGGCATTATAATCATAAACCATATCTGATAGGACATTCAAGGACATACTAGGACACGTTTTCTCAAATCAACAGGTTTTCATCCACTTTCCGAAGCGCAATACCATGCAGCCGCGTGACCTGCCTATACGAATAATTCAGGCTGTCTGCAATTTGTTGAAAATTCCATCCTCGAATGTACCGGCGGCGTAGGATTCTTTTGAGTTCGATTTCATCCACCGAAGCGACCGCCTGTTCGATGCTGTGCTTCAACCCCTCCATGCGCTCCAATCGCTCTGCACAACTATCTTTGATCTCAAGAATCTTTGCAACCACGCTGTTCAGTTTATCTGAGGAACCGCCCCCCGGCGTGCCGCTATAACTCGCCGTTACCTTTCCAGCGATTGTATACCATTCTTCAAGGTCATGCAGAAGATCTTCAATTTCATCGCAGATATAGAGATACTGGGAAAGATACTGCTTTTTCTCTTGACTTGTCACCTAATCGCCTCCGCTCTTCAAACATTCCTCGCATGGCAGCGGCCCACTCTCATCCGAATCTAGAAGCTGGTCATAGAGATCGCACCACCACGCGATGCAGAATTCACAGCTATTGCAGTTCTTCATCTCCCCGTGCTCCCGAACCCGTCGGTTCCTCGCTCGGTGTCTTCCAGAGAATCCACCACTTCCAGATCCGGAAGCAGGCAGGGCAGGATCACCAACTGAGAGATTTTATCGCCCTTCCGCACTCTATATGGATTGTCCGAGTGGTTGTAGAGCTTGACCATGATGCTCCCTGTGTAACCAACGTCGATCACACCCTCGCTGGTAATTCCGCTCTTGACGTTCAGGCCGCTCTTGCTCTTGAGAAAACCGACCGTGTTTTTGGGAAGCTGGATATGTACCCCGGTGTCAAACAGCTCACTTTCTCGCGGGAAGATGCACACATCGTCGTAAGCCGAATAAAGGTCGAGCCCCGCGTCGAACTCATGCGCCCGTGTCGGCATGATCGCCCACGGCTCCAAAACAATTTTCATAGCAGTTTTTCAATTCCTTTCTGACCGCGTAGAGCTTGATCTCCAGCTCTGTCACCTTTTTCTTCATGTCTCTGTAATCCTCGGCTTCCACTTCCGAGGTCGTCAGCGGCATCCCGCACTTGTTACACTTGTAATACCGCCGGAAGAGGACCCCGTCCTCCGTCGCGCCGTATCTCGACGAAACGCGGAATTTTCCGCCGCATTTGCACTGTATCATTTGTCCCACCAGTCCTTTATCAGGTCGTTCCGCTCAAAAAACGGCTGGAAGTACCCGCCGCAGACCTTTTGCAGCACATAGTCGATTCTCGCAATCGCTTCGTCGGATTCCGGCCTGCACTGCCATGCGACGCCGTACTCGGATTCCAGCTGCGTCAAGGTCTCCATCAGCTTCTTCGCCTTTTCCGGCGTGCGGATAAAGCCGCACTCATAGGCCGCCACCAGAAGAAGGTCACACGCCTTCTGCGTCCCGGCGTCCACGCCGGCGTCAAAGTACTGCTTGTTGCTGCTTCTGATCCGCTTTGCCAGCTTTTCCATGCTGCTCCTCCTTCTTACTCGCTATTTTTACCGCTCCAAAAAGCATGATGTACGCATTGATCTGCTCGTCCGTCTCCGGTCGGAGCTGCGGAGCCATCAGCTTCCATGCCTCCATGTACGTCATGCCTTGCCCCTCGCTTTCCGGAATAGTTCGTTGTACTTGTCATACCGTTCTTGAATGTTCGTGCTTGCGATCTCAGGATGGAATTTCAGCCACCATTCATACATCCCGCACGGGTGAAGCTCCGGGCATCCGCATCGATAGACACAGTTCGGGACGAGCACATCGGCGATCTCCGGCTGAATTTCGTGAAGCTTTGCCTTAAAGTCCTCGGCGTAGCACCGCGTTTCCGGATCGGCCTGACTACACAGTCTCTTTCGCATCGTATCGATAAGCGCCTGAACGTTCGCCTCGCCGACGAAATTGACTGGCGCATCCTGCGTCAGCTTATCGCGTGGAATGCCCGTGCGGTCACTCCTCTGGGTTGAGATGCAGCACTCCCATTTGTGCCTAGACCAGTGCGTTGCAATCCAGCTCTTGATCCCGTTCCACATCCACTTGACCGAGATCGTGCGGATCGGCCCATGCTCTGCAATCAGGATTCTGCGCTTGAAATCCTCGCTTGGATCATGCCCGAGCGGCGGTTTCCCAACCGTCGCCCGGCAATCGTCTACAATCTCTTCCCATGATCCCTTGATCTTCTTGATTTCAGTGTTCATCTTCTTCTCCAATCCCCAATCTCCGCATCCATCATTCTGTTTTCTTCCGGATTTGATCTAAGTCCATTTCCAGATCCAGCACCAGCGCACAGTGGATAACGTCGGTGTATTCTTCAAGCAAGGCGCGTCGGCGTTCTTCTTCCGTATTCGGTGTCGGGTTCTTCCCATCCAGCGCCCGCCGCAGCTTCAATGCCGCCTGTGCCAGCTCCGCGCATTCCTCGGCCAACTGTGCCAGCACTTCCGCTTCCCCCAACCGGCCTTTGATCTTCTCAAAATTTTCATTCACCTTCGTTCCCTCCATCCATCAGAGCGCCGCATCCGGAGCAATATTTCGGTAGATTTCCGAACCATCCAATCAGTTCGCCGCACTGACTGCATTTTTCACCGTTGTTTACCTCATCAGAGAAAAACTCATCTTTAATCCAGCGCCCATGCCGCACCGGCGCAACGTCGGCGGCGGTCAATCGCTCAATGTAATCCGACTGTACGGCTTCGATCTCTGCCCAGCCGCATTGAAACAGTTCGATGCCCTTTAGCGCATCGCTGCGCCGGATATATTCGTCAGCCATCGTCATCATCTCCATACTGTTTGTCGTATTCCTCTGGCGAAATAAACGTAACGTCCTCGCCTGTATAGCCGAGCTGATCAAGACACATCATTTCGAGCAATACATTCTTGTCAATGCTACGTTCCAGTTCTTCGCGTGGAATCTCTCCCTCGGAATCGAATTTCATTTCTGCCCCAAACTCGCCTCTGACGCTGAAACACACACGATTTTCAAACATTCTTCTTGCCCTCCTCGGTCGGTTTTAGCCATTCACGAATGCGCATTCCGCATGAACAGCAAAGCTCGATTTCTCCCGTTGGATCTCGATATGCGCCCCTTACGTTTACATACGTTGCCGAACTCGTGGGGTTTATCTCCGCCCCGCATCGGTCGCAGATTCTTTTTACCATCATTTCCCCTCCATTTCCTCAAAGTAGAACTTGATCGGCTTCACATTCTCAACTACATTCCCATAAACCACACCAACCTTGTAGATGTAGTTCTCGCGGAGCTTACGCGGAATCTCTGCAATATACCGCCGGAATGTTTCCAGAGAATTTGCCCGCTTGTAGTGGTTGCACATCCGGCAGGCTGGCATGAGGTTTGAGAGATCATCGCTTCCCGCGTCCGCAGCGTCCCACGTTCGCAGCGGCCGAAAGTGGTCAACCTGCATATCTCGGATGTCGATAGACCGTCCGCAGTAGGCACAGTGGCCGTCATACTTCGCATAGACCGATTCCCGCGTTTTCTTGCCGAAGCTCATACCCCGTCCCCTCCTTCAAAATACCGTGTCCGTTCTTCCTGCGTAGGCCAGTCTGGGGCGAGGCCACGCTTGCGGCGGTTCCGTTTCCATCCGCTGTAAATCTTCGCATCGCGCTCGTCGATGCTGTACCCAACGCCGCGTTCTGCCCGGTTGTGAACCAGAAGTGGTCGCGGGTAATTCGGATTTCGTGCCCTCAGAACCTCGTACTCGCCGACAGTTTCTTCGAGTTTCCAGCCGCTTTGCTTCAAGTATGCTCTGAGGTCGGACAGCATCCCGTGTCTTACCGTCAATCTGTTCTTCATCTGCTACTCCATTTCCGCCAGCGCCTTTTCAGCTTCTTCGCGGGTTAAAAATACGGTTTTGCCAAATCCATTTAGCGATACGCCATACTCCCGCCCTCTGGCCCCTATTGGCTCAAGGCCAACAAATCCGATCTCATTACCAAGTCCGATCTGCTTGACCTCGCACTCGCTTATATGCTTATCCGTGTCCAGCAGGGCAAACACGCGATTCCCAACCTTGCACGGCAGAACCACCACGCGCCCCTCCTGATCGGCACACATCAGCTCCACCATGCGCGAGGTCGAAAAACCGCCCTCCGAAAGTCCTTTTTCGATTTTCGCGCTCTCTTCGCACGCGATGGGCGATAAGCCCGTGTCCTCATACTGTTTCAGCCTCTCCCAGACCTGCTTTTGGCTGCAACCATCCTTGTATGGGCACGTTGGATACCCGCACCGCGCAATCTCGCAGAAGTTTCCATCAAAGGTCAGTCGTTCCATCCTTATCCTCCTTAATCGGCGTGAGCCTCCATTTCAGCCATCCGTTCTGCGCGTCCCGCTGGCAGCTCAGATAATACTTCTTCGACAGCTCATAGAGCTTGTGGATGCAGGACGTTCCGTTCTCTCTACAGTAATCGCCGTCCTCCGCGCCTTCGGAATCAAAATGTTCACAGTCCGGGCAGATAAAGGTGCGGCATACATCGTCACATGCCTCCAGAAACTCATCTTGGGTCATGCCTTCATCGGGGTCAACGTAGTCCCATAAAAACGTGGAAACCGCGTCGCACTCCATGTGCGTCTTCCAGTCGTACACTTCACCGTTGAATTTGTAGGTATCATACCCGTATTGTTCACCCGTTTTGATCTCCGCTCCGCACAGAGAGCATGTGTGCGGCTTCCGGGCCGTCCGTATTTCGGATCTCAAAAGTTCAGGCATCATGATTGTCCTCCTTTGGTGTCATCGGAATCACCCACGACGGAATGAGTGCCCGATACTGTTCCACCTTCGCTTTCAGCTCGGCGATCTCCTTCTGGTCGCGCTCGATCTGGTCGGCGGCGTGACGCAGAAGAAGATCGGTGCATGCTGGTTCGTACAGAGATGCAAACATGCATCCGGCACATCCGCTATTGCCAGTTGGCAAATCCGAACAGCTTCGCAGCGCCTTGACCAGTTCTTCCGGTTTCAAATTCATAGCAAATCCTCCCGAAATTCTTCTAATACTTCCTGCCCCGGAAGCACATCATTTTCCATCCACCAGTTAAATATGTCCAAGCCGGTATCGCCCCATCGCATCCCGCCGGCCATCTTCCCGCGGCGGTGTCGTTCCTCCAGCATCCGATCAAACGCGCGGATATATGCTTGCTTGTATTTCGGCCAGATTATAAATTCCTCTGTTCTGGCACGTTTCGAAGCTAACGGGCATCCGATACATCCAACCCGCGTGTGGCCGCAGCCATAGAGCGGATTCATGCAGATCTTCTCAGTCTCCGCGTAGTCCCACACCTCCTTGTTGCCCCATCCAATAATCGGATTTACGACACGTTGGCCTTTCATTTGGCAATTTTCAAATTGCATCCGTGTTTCATCGTTATCATCCATCAGAATTAGGCGCTTGTTTTTATCGCTGTGGGATACCTCAATCAACCCACGGCTGTTGTGACGCTTTACTGATTCGGCCCACCTTACGCCTGTTGCAATAAATCGCCCTTTTCCGCCGCCCTCTTTGAGGACCGCGCAGCAGTACCTCTTGATCCTTGTGGGCGGCACCATTTTCTTCGGTATTAAATTCCACATGGTAGCGCACTTCCCGTCCGGCTGGACGTGCGCGTCGATAACGCACTTTACGTTCGCCAGCTCCAATCGGCGGAAGGTCTCCCGTACGTGCCATACGGTTTCCGGTGCGTCCGCCGTAGTCAGTGAGTGCAGCACCTCATACGGGATACCAGATTTCCCAACCAGATGCAAAAGCACGTCTGAATCCTTCCCGCCCGAGTAGGTAATCACAAGCGGCTGCTTGTAGAGCTTCAAGCTCTGCGCCGACGCAAACCGCAGCGCCTCAACCGCGCTCTTTTCCAAGTCCATTACAGCAACCCCGCTTTCCGTAGCCGCTCCACGCTCTTACACCGCTTCTTCGCGTCCGCAGTGTAGGCGTCGCGGCTCCGTTCGACTTCTCTCGCCCGATATTCCGCCTGTTTCGCTTCCTCATATTCCAGATACGGCGCACACTTTGTGTGACATCCCACTGTCCGAGACGGACAGTTCCTCTCACACGGTGGCTTCATCCGAAATCACCACCCTCATGTAATTTTCATCGTGGAAAAAGCTATGTTTCTCTCTGTAATGCCGCCGATCGTCGTTCCGGAGCAGCCAGCCTTTGAGCGCATCCACGACCATTTTCTCGATCGCCGCATGGTTGTCTACGTCCATGCGGGTGTTGTGCCAGAATGAAATCGACACTGGCTTTTCAAACAGCCGAACCGGAACGCCCTGTTGTCTCAGGCACAGCCGAACAAGATCCTCAAGGTCTCTGGCGTCCGCCGCCCGGACGTGGTGGTTCTTGCCTGCCCAGTAGGCGTTCAGGCCGTAGCGCTTCGTCCACGCGCTCTTGCGGGCAGGATATGGCACAGTGAACTCAATCGTCATGTTCCGGCTCCTTCGGTGCCCACAGGTGGCAGTTGTAACGCATCAGCAGCTCGTCTTTCGGGCGTACACGGCACTTTTTGCCACAAGTAAAGCATGATTTCTTTTCAATCTCCTTCAAGACGTTCCGGAGTTGTATATTATCGGAATTGGATCGGCGGAACAGCCCTTCTCCTACGGCTCTTGCCGCGTCGCGCTCCTTCTTGACCTCATCCAGCACATGGTTTAGCCGGAGGATTTCGCGGGCCTGTTCGTCGGCATGGATTTGAAGCTCGTAGAGCTTCGATGGGTTTTCACAGTGCTTACAGGCGATTGCCCGCGCCAGTTTTTCGAGAAGCATTTTCCGTTCCTTTCCCGCTGCATCTTCGCAGCGTTCCGCGCGGCCAAGTAGCCGCAGTTCGTTGTTCTCATTTCGAAGCAAGCCTCATCGGAAGCACCATTTTGATATCAGCCTGATTCGTCCGGATCACCATCGGAGACGTTGGCGTCCAGAATTCCATCACGATCGGGGTGCGGAACGTTTTCCCGGCGCTGATTTTTGCGGCTTGCAGCGCGTCCAGCAGGTAGTTTCCGTTGAATCCGATCCGGAAGTGTGCGTCCCCTTTTGGCGTCACGTTCTTCCACTCGAACGGTTCTATATTTCTAGGCTGCTCAAACCCGAACAGCGCACCGTTGCACCGAATCTGCACTTCGTCCCCGACCAGCTCAATCGTCGCATACTGCTTCCCCGGCAGGCGAATGCCGCCGCGGAGGTAGACCGTGAAGCTCTCGTCACACGTTCCGATCACGGAATGTTCAACGCTCAAACGGTAGCCATCACAAGCGTATGCCTCCACCCGCAGCGCCACGGCGTCAAAGTCAAGGCGTATGTAGCCAAACTGCGCTGGGTCTCCGCTTCTGCAAAAACTTTTCGTCGCATCCATGATGCGGTTGAAGTCATTTCCCAAAATCGTTGCTTTCATGTTTCCTAGTCCTCCTCCATCATCCGTGCAATGGCCTGCCGTTCCAAGTCGGTGAGCTTATCTCCGTGCCTTTGAACGCCATAGCCCGGTTTTGCGTGATATTTACTCTCCGGCGCTGCAAGCTCGTCCTCCCAGCGCCCCTGATTCAGCCAAGTGGCCGGATTCGGGACGAAGCGCCCATTCTCCGTCGTCCATTGCTCGCTGCGTGTTTGCTGCTCTATGGCCGACAGGAGCGTTTCGATCGGCACTTTGACCCTCGCAAACGCCTTTCTCGCATCCCCTTTTCCAACTTTCCGAGGGTATGCTTTCCAAAATACGTCAAACTTATCGTCCTTACGTTCCTTCTCAGAAATAGAAACACTTTCTTTTCTATTTCCATTTCCATTTCCATTTCCTAAAGGTAATACCGTGGTATTACCGTCAGTGTTACCATCCGGTATACCAGAAAGAGCGTTTTCTTTATTCCACCGTTTGGCAATGTTCTCTCGCTGACGCTGACAATGCGCGTCCCGTTTTTCGATCTCCTGCTCCATACGGTGGTTGTAGTATTTCCCTTCCTCGTCCTGCCGGAACTTGCTCAGAACCTCGTCAGACGGCTTCTTGACCGCCCGTGTGATCTCCTGCATCGTCATGTGCCCCCGTTCCCTTTGGAGACACAGGAGCGTGATATACTGCCCACGCTCCCGCATATCCATCAGGGCACAGCCGGAGAGGAAATCCGACGTGTAGAACAGGACAGCAGGGTCTTTGTTCTTTGCCATACCTCATCACCACGGCAAGGTGGTATCGGTGTCCTCGATCTCACTGAAACCGCCTTGCGGGTCGTATTGCGGTTCACCCTGCGTCGTCTTGTCTCTCTTGGCCTCGCCAAAGTAGACGTGATCGGCGAGGATCTCCGCCGAGCGGCGCTTGTTGCCCTCTTTATCCTGCCAGTTGCGGATCTGCAACCGGCCTGTGACAATGGCCATCTGGCCTTTTGAGAAGTATTTATCGACGAACTCCGCCGTGTATCGCCACGCGACAATATCGATGAAGTCAGTCTCTCTCGTCTCGCCCTGCGCCGCGAAGTCGCGCTCACAGGCCAGCGTGAAGGAAGAAACCACAACACCGCTGATTGTCCGTCTGAGTTCCGGGTCGCGCGTAAGCCGTCCCATAATCGTAATTGTGTTTAACATTTCAAGTTCCTTTCCTGTAAATCAATTTTGTTTCATCCCATTCTGGATATTTGCTTCTCAGATAATTCGCCAGCACTTCTTTGAGCGCCGCACGGTCGGCTGACTGGTCAAGTCTGCGGTGGCATGGGTCGCACAGCGTAATGACGTTCTCAACGATTCCAAGGCCGCCCTGTGCCCGTGAAATGTAATGGCACCACGGATTGCCCGGTCTCCCACAGATGATGCAGCGCCCGCCGTCGCGCTCCCACACGGCCTGTTTGACCGCCGCCTTGATGCTAGTGGCCCTCGTCTGCCTGTGCAGCTCTCTCACCCCATTCCAGGTTCATCCGCGCCAGCTCGGCCGGCGTCAATGTCTCAATGCCCAAGTCCTTCGCGTCCTCGACGGCCCGGTCGATGATCCGTCCCATCTGCTTTGCGTTGTAGCGGGACGAACCGTAATAGGCGCGGATCACCAAGTTGTCTCCGTCCTGCTGGTAATCCACTTCCTCAGTCGGCCAGCCTGTCCCGAGCATTGACCATGCCGTCCGGAATGTCGCAGCCTCGTCGCGGGAAAGATGAAAGTCCTTGAACACGCCGACCTCCTTGATGTACTCGACATAGAGGTCTTCCTTCGTGCGTCCGAGCTTTCCCGCGATCTGGTCGCAGAGCTGCCAGAAATAGTTGTTGGAATCCAAGCTGCGCTTCTTCCGGAACTCCTTGATCTCCGCGACATACTTCTTGCCCGGAATCATGTGTTCCAAAAACATCTGCGCTTTATACGGCACATCCACCTTGATCCGCAGCCACGTCCCGGCGGCGTCCATCGTCCAGTCCGCCGCAGAAAACGTCAGTTCCGTCATGCCTGTACCGCCTTCATGTAGCAGTCCCAGCACATGCACTGTCCCTTCTTCTTTGTGGTCTGCTCCGCAATCGCTCGAGCGGAATAGTTCTTGCCGTCAAAGGAAATTGGAACAACATCGTTTCCGCATACGGAGCATTTGAAGGGTTTCGCTGTCTGCTTCGGCTCCTGCGGAGCTGCGCCGTGTCCGAAGGTGTAGACCGGCTTGCCCTTGAGCGCCAGCGTCAAGGTCTTGATCCGCTCGGCGTCGTCATAGCTGATCTCAGTGACGTCGAACTGGTCGTAGCACTGCCAGCGACCGGTTTTGTCGTTCTTCTTCAGCCGTTCGCATTTCGCAGCGTCGATCCAGATAAACGGCGCGGAATAAAGCTCCCGGCCAATGCCATGTTTGAATCCAGCGCGCTTGAACGCATCCGACGCGCGGCCCTTCTCAGCCTCCGTGTTGCTCTCCGTCCCAGCGTCCCATTTCCAGATCAGCTTTCCGTTGCCGACGTAGTCAATGCCGATCCCGCCATACAGAACGCCGTCCACCAACTTAAAGTCGTTCTCCCAGTTCTGCGCGCCGACCGTCTCATCCAGAATGTCAGCGTCCGTCCGGGCGGTTTTATAAAGCAGGATGGACGCGCCTTTCTCATTGCACTGGGCAACGCGGCACTCGATCTCATCCGGCCTCAGTGTCCGAAACTGTTTCATTCAAATCCTCCAATTCCAGCCGGCAGTAGTAACCTCTGCCGAACTCGTTCAAAATGTATTCTCCGGTCAACCGGCACTGCTTGCGGGAATATGTCTCATAGGCAGGGCAGTATGCGCAGCAGATATGATCCTTTTCAAAGTAGATACTGCACCGCACTTCAACCGGAGTGTAGACGTACTCATTCGATAACCATTTTTTCATAGCCAAGCTGCTCCAAAATGTACCGCGTTCCCAACTGCTGCACCAGCAGCGCCATGACCGCGTTTTTCGAATCGTAATTATCATCGCCGGGGTCGCACATCATGCCCTCGTCGCCGCAGTACACGGTGTCCCCTTTGTAGACCTCGTCGCCGAAGATGTCATAGCAGTACGGCGACACGTTTTGCGGGTCTTTGGAATAATCAATTTCCGGTAACATTTCTGTCCTCCAATCTGTACTTCGCAAATCTCACGACTTCGCCAAACCGGTTTTTCTTCTGCACGATCTCGCTCGTGATGGGCCAGCCCTCCGCCTTGAGATCCGCTACCCGCGCCGCCAGCCGGAAGCATCCGTACTGGTCAAGCGCTTCAACGGGCGTGATGGAGCCGATCGTCTGCAAATGAAACAGGATCTTATCGCACTGCGTCATCTTTCTTTTCCTCAAATTCGCCACACATGATGTTCTCCGGGCGCTCCTTTGCGATGATCTTGCGTTGAGTTTTATTCGTGATACGGCAGCGCAAACCGGCATAAATGCCATATTCACAGCCAGCCTCGATGCCATCGCCAGCCTCGATGCCCCAGCCAGCATTGATGCCACAGCCAGCATTGATGCCACCGCCAGCCCTGATGCCATCGCCAGCCTCGATGCCCCAGCCAGCCTCGATGTCCAAGCCGGTCTTGATGCCACAGCCAGCATTGATGCCACAGCGAGCCTTGATGCCATAGCAAGCCTTGATGCCACCTCCAGCCTCGATGCCTTCGCCTGCCTCGATGCCATCGCCAGCCTCGATGCCACAGCCAGCCTCGATGCCCCAGCCAGCCTTGATGCAGCCTTTGGCTTCCAGCTGTCCGGCAAAGATGATGCCTTTCTCGACGATCAAATCCCCCTCGATCTCGCGTACTTCATCCGTTTTCCCAAACGCGCCCAGCAGCCACGAGCCGTAGCTAAAATTCTTTTCCGCACAGCAGTCCAAAAGTTCCTGATACTCCACGCCGTCCGGATACTTGTCTACCGGATATTCCTTCAAAAAGTCACGATAGCCAGCGGCACACGCGCCTTTCTTCTTCAAAAGTTCCTTTGTGATCTTCATAATTCCTCCTAATGGTTGACATTTCGCCAACAAGCCGTTAGAATATGGCCATAGACATATTTTCGATACGGAACGAAATTGTCTGTCACCGGCCGTCCATGTGTAGCGACATGGGCGGCTTTTTCTATCTCATGCGCGGCCTTGCGAAGATCATAGTCCCACGTCACGCCGAACCACCGACGCCAGTCCACGCATCTTAGTCCCATGCGGCAATCCGCATTTTTCGGGCACGTTGAACACGGGTATCTCATGGCTCATCCTCGCTGTTCCAATAGCCCCACTGACGCCTCGCCAACGCACAGAGCCTATCCCACGTCGACGCGAACCACTTGCACCATGCGCCGCACCGCCATTTCTTTTCCTTGCAGCCCTCCTTGCTGCACATCTCGCAGGGGCTATTCATCATCACCGCCCAGCGTCATCCCGTATCCTGTCAGCACCGCGGACAGCGTCGCGAGCAGCGCCGCCTCAAGCCGGAGGTCAAACACGCGCCAGTAGAAAAAAGCCGCCATCAAAAACAGACCGCCAAACACCAGCGCCGCCCGCTTGAGCATCCGCCGCAATGCGGCGTACCATTCTCTCTTTGAGATCATCTTTCCTTCCTCCTTTACCACGGGTAGCTGATCGCCGCCCGCATTTCCTCGACCGGGATGCTCAGCGCCCGCATCAGGCGCAGCGTTTGCGGAAAGTACGCCGTCGGCCGCTTGAGCAGATTGTAGAGCGTAGGCCGTGAAACCCCGGCATACTCCGCCGCCTTTTCCGGCTTCACGTTCTGCGCCCCCATCTCCCCGTGAATCATCACGGACAGACGGTAATCCGTGTCCCGCTTTATTGCCAGCTTCGGCATTTCTCATTCCTCCAGTTCCAGAATTTCTTTGATCGCCGCAACGATCTTTGGAGCCTTGTTTTCTCCGCGCATGATCTTGGAAAAATAGCTGCTGTCGAAATACAGCCCCGTGCGCTTCGTGACCTCTTTCAGCAGCCAATCCTGCGTTTTGTCGAGGTCGATCAGCTTCTTCTTTACCGTTTTTTTGAATTCTGTCGCGTTCGTTTTCCTCAACTCCTTTACTTAAAAATGTAGATTCTGTATAGTTGACAATTACGTATTTATGTAATATACTGAAATTGCAAGTTTAAGAATATTACGCAATCGCATTGTCATAGCCATATAGTATTACGTGTACACGTAAAAGTCAAGCTATATTTATGCTTTCGCGTAAAATCGTGGTATTACACAAAAGCGAGGCTTGATCTATGTCTATTTTATACAATCGCATTGAGGCTCTATGTGGTAGAAAGAGCATCACAATCACGCAAATGTGCAAAGACGCGGGAGTTAGCAGAGCATCTCTAACCGATCTGAAAATGAATCGGAAACAAAGTCTTTCGTCTACTACGCTGTCAAAAATCGCCTTGTATTTTGGCGTATCGGTCGACTATCTTCTCGGTCATAACGAAACAAAAAAACAGCCCGCCGACGCATCAAGCGCCGACGAGCTGGATCTTACGATTCTATCTCTTGTCAAACAACTTCCAGAGGAGCAGAAGCGTTTTCTTCTTGCGCAGCTACGAGGCGTAGCAGGTGAGAAATAAGTTGAGCTTTCTCTTCTGGCGACAGAGTCCTGATTCTTTGCGAAATTTCAATGTCCATTTCTTCGATTGTCATCTCTTGTATATCTTTCATTTTTCGTTCCTCTCTGCTTTTGCATTTTATGTTGGTGGATGATGTATGATAAAGAAAAATTCTATGTGCATAATTTTTAAGCGTCCGTGCTATTTGGCGTGAATTATGATAGATAAAGAGAAATTAGAGGGAGTATGATATGAGTAGGTCGGTGTATTACGTGACCTGTCCGATGTGCGGAGAGGTATTCGACGAGCGGTTGCGAAAATGTCCGAACTGCCGCGCGAAGAACCGGAAGGACGTGTGCCGCACTTGCGGAAACGAAATCAGTAAGCAGGCCAGAAAATGCCCTTCCTGCGGTGCGCGTCACATACAAAAGATTTCAGATGGTGGCATCATTGCTATCCTTGTAACACTGCTTCTTGTGACGATCATTCAAGAGCGTATCATGGATATGCCAAATAGCGAGGCCGCAGTAGAAGACGCATCGAGTTTCGGAAGTTCCGCGGTTTTGGATGCACCGCCTGAGGCACAAGCGGAAACGGACGATAAAAATGAAATGGTTTCAAGAGAAAACTACATCGCGAAATGTGATGCCGTTTTGTATAACGACGTAGCACGGAACCCGGATAGCTATGACGGTGAAAAGGTAATGTTTTCAGGCACCGTTATTCAGGTTTCAGAGGATGCGCTTGACTTATTCAGCACCAATTCCGTTGACTTCCGCGTCGAAACCACTGATGGCATTTGGTATGTATCCTATAATCGGCCCGAGGGAGAAAGTCGCATCCTTGAGGGCGACTATATCACCTGCTATGGGGAGTGTGACGGCGTTACAACATATATCTCTGTGCTTGGCGGAAATGTCACCGTCCCGAAGCTCATTATGAAGTACCACGATTAACGTCTCAGGTGGGCATAACGCCTTGACAGGTCAAGGCGTCAACCATAGTCCTATGGGTGAGATCACCCCGCCGTCGAATCTCCCCGGCGGCGGGGTTTCGGCTTACCGCAAGCGAGTGGGAGCTTGCTTGCACATTTAGCGTACTCTTCAGGAGGCGATTTGTCGAGAAAGTATTCTTGGTTTTAAGAGGAAGAATCATGTGCTTTTTGGAAAGGAATCTGGTTTATGTCACAAGAATTATACGAAAAATGTCGAGAAATCAAAGAAACATCGAATCCAAGAATTACAAATCAAGACCTTGCCGACGCAACCGGAAAATCAGAGCGAACCGTTGCGCAATTCCTCCGTGGAGAGATCCCGAACGCCTCCTGTGAAACTGTCGCCTCGATCTGCAAAGAGCTTGGCGTATCAGTAGATGAACACTACGGAATCACAATGCCAGAGCCAGGCCCAGACGAAAAACTCACTGAGAAAATCCGCACACTGGAATCTGAGAACCATGTATTGAAAATCCGGAATGTCGAGCTTATCGGCGAAGTTGAAAACTTGAAGTTGGAAGTTTCCCACCAAAAAGAAAAGGCAGACTTTCTCCGTGCGCAGCTCAAAACGCGCCGCCCTGTGATCTATACCCTGATGTGCTCCTGTGCCGTAATGGCCTTTACCTTGCTGATCTACCTCGTTCTGGACTTCCGCGTCTCAGATGTCGGGTTTATCATAAATGGGAAACTGCAACCTGCGGCATGGATCGTGATCTTCATGATCGTTGCCGCAGTTGCCATCATCGCATGGTCGATCATCCATAACACGAAACAGAGAAGGTGAAAAAATGAAAGTCCCAGAGCCGCGCAAGCTCCCCAGCGGCACATGGTTCATCCAAATGCGTCTGAACGGCGTCAGCGTCCCCGTGTCCGCCTCAACAAAGAAAGAGTGTATCCGTCAAGCCCAGCTCATCAAAGCCGAACACAGAGCAGGGAAGAGGCGCTTCGTATTGTCTGACATAACCGTAAAAGACGTGTTGGATGAATACATTGAAAAGAAAAGGGGAGGGCTTTCACCGTCCACCATTCAGGGGTATGAAAAAATAAGGGATCAATATTTTCAGTGCCTTATGGATGTAGCGATTAAATCCATTGATGCAGAAAAAGTCAACGACGCTATCTGCGCAGAACAGAAACGAACAAGCAAGCGCGGAAAGCCGCTGTCTGCAAAAACAATCTGCGAGGCATGGCATCTGATTTCAACCGCGCTGTCCAAAAAAGGGGTTAGCTTTTCCGGCGAAATTGATCTGCCAGAAATCAAGAAAAAGCCTGTTCAAATACTATCATTTGAGCAGATATATCCAGCGATCAAAGGATCATCGATAGAATTGGAATGTCTGCTTGCTGCGCGGCTGAGTCTTTCGATGTCCGAAATTCGCGGCCTGACAAAATCCAAATCAATTCATGCCGGAAAACTCACTGTCGCTGAAACCGTTGTGGATATTGGTGGAAAACCAGTTCGGAAAGATGGCGCAAAAGAAGTTGATCGTGTGCGAACTTTGGCGATCCCAGATTTCATACAAACGCTGATTGATGAAGTCGATGGAGATATTATCTGCGATAAGTCTTCACAAACGATCAACAAACGTTACCAACGGTTGTTAGAAAAAGCCGGTTTGCCAAAGAGCAGTTTTCATAAGCTGCGTCACACATTCGCGTCAACCGGAGCTATGCTTCAAATTCAGCCAGAGATACTGCAAGAAGAGGGCGGTTGGCACACCGACCACACTATGAAGACCGTTTATACACATACATTCCCGTCCGCCCGCATTGCTGCTGACAAACTTCTCGACGAGCATTTTTCAAAAATAATTTTGCAAAATGCTAATGAAAATGCTAACGCAAACAAAGAGTGATTGATTTTCAACGTGCTTTGGCAATTTACAAAGGGGTTCGATTCCCCTCAGCTCCACCAAGAAAAAGAAACCAGCAATCGATTGAGATTGCTGGTTTTTCTTTTATTATCAACGATTTTCTTTGTTTTATACTGTCAATTTATTTGACAGCCAGTAATAGATTATAGCAAGTTCATTAGCGATTTTGACAACAAAATGCTAATGGAAAATGCTAACGAATCAGTCCCGCTTCACAATCCCATGATAATACCCGGCCATCTTCGCCTCCGGGCCTCCGGCGTCCTTATCCATGAGGAACGCTTTTGCAAGGTCGGCATAGAACTCCGGCCGGTCTAGGCCATACTTTGCAGCTACACCGTAGTAGTCCGAGTACATCATGTTCATTGCCGCCCACCAGGTGCAAGGCTTCACATTGACGCCTGTGATATTGGCCACAGCATCCGTCTGGCCCATCGTCCAGTGCGGGCCGGTCGTGCCGTCCTCGTTCTCCATGCGGGCCGTCCATGCTTTGGCGTCGTCCTCGGTAAAGCCCTCGGCCTCGTCGTGCCCGTCCATGCGGCGCAGCGCACAAATGGCGTCCGCGTACACCGTGATTTCTTCCGCGCGGCCAAGCGCCGCTGGGCGCTCCATGATCTCATGCAGTTGCTCTTTCAGCTGCTCAATGTAATGTTCTTTTCCCATATCACGCCTCCTGAATGTATTTGTAAAGCCGGTCGACGTCGTTCACATCGAACCGCAGCTCCCCAATGACCGGGATGGTCAGTGGGATCTTCTTTCCGTCCACGCGCGTCCTCGCGGCATTGTAGAGCCGGTCGAGGTCGATGTTGCCCTCTGCATCCATGATACCCATCATCTGCACTGCCGGATGATCTTTCAGCGCGAGGATGCGGCTCTTGCCACCGTCCATGATGAGCGCCAGCGCGATCCCGGCTCCAATGCCCTTGCCGGTTGGCAGGTGCGGGATGATCTCATTGTCGGCATACTGCGCCACGCCGCGCATGGCCTGATCTATCGTCACCATAAGGTTACCTCCATTTTAAGGCGGGGCGGTTATTGCCGCCCCTTTTTGTTTAGGTCGTCGCCGTCGCAGGCTCAACCGTCACCTTCGCAGCCCCCCAGCCGGGGCACACGGAGGCGTTCGGCACGACGAGCTTTGTCAGCCCGAGCAGCTGATTCACCTGGTTCTGGATGCAGCTGATCGTCGCAGTGTTGGTGCCGTTGTACACGGCCTGCTGCATGTTGATGGCCACCTGCTCATCCTTGTTCGCGCGTACTTCCGCCGCAAGACCGATCAAACGGTTTTCGAGTTTGCTGTAGGATTCAGAGATCTTCCGGTTGGTCTCGTCCTGCCCGCGCCAGTAGGCGATCTCCATATTCTTCTCCGAGATCGTATTCTGCTGATCGAGGGTGTAGCGCGTGACCGGCGTGTTCTCGCTGCACATCGCCGCCGGGGCCATGCCCCAGCCGCCGAGCAGATTGCCGAGCAGCTGCGCGCCGAATCCCGCCGTGCCGATGATACCAGTGGTCAGGGCCGCATTGGCCTTGCCGTTGCTTGCGTATTCCATAGAGTTTCCCTCCAAAAAAATGTAGTGAACTGGCCAGTTCCTACGTTCAGTATGAGGGATTTCAAATTTCTAAGGGACGCGCGAAGGTAGCATGAGTGACGCATTTCTGACGCAAATAGAAAAAGCCCATGCAGCGGTGAACTGCAAGGGCTATGTAAACACTATTAGTCTTTTTGCGGTGGAAGTCTTGTAATAAACAATTTGTTAGAATCGTCATCAAAATTGTTCTGGCACTTTCCGCTTATCGCGTCATGATATATCCTATTTGCGATTATATCCGCAGCCCTTACCAAGATTACGCTTGCGGAATTACAAAACTCTAACGAAACTGTTTGCACTTCCGGGAAAAGAGGTGGAAAAAATCTTGAATAATCTCGTGCGAACATCCCCCTCTTGAATTCCTCTTCGAGTGATTCTCTTAATTCATAAAATCCGTTTGTAGATGTCGAATGTTCATCGGCAAAGAAATACATATTTTCCACAGTTCCTTGCTCGATTCGATTTCTTCTAATCAGTTCTTCAAGCAGTCGCTTCACGCCGATCTTGAATACATAATCAAGATAGCGTTGCTTCGACTTCTTGTCTTTCATAATTTCGTCCTGAACAGTCTGCTGATCGACTACCACACCGAACTTATAAAACTTGTTCAGAGATCGGTACAATTTCCGTTTTTCGTTGGCCTCAACCGTGGACGCCTTTATTTCCATGTCCCAATACCCGCCATGTTTTCTGACACAGCGTTCTGCTGCATGGTATTTTCTCGATGCGATGTCCTTTTCATCTTTCGACAAAAACACCAGTCCACCAAACGCGAATATTTCATTGTGTGCTTTATCTAAGACACCTGATTCATCCGAGTAGACGAATATATTCATAATTCGACACCTCATGCAAAAAAAGCCGCCCGAAGGCGGCTTCCCCGTGGCCGACGATATTACATATCGCTTAAACGTCAATTCGGTTACACGGGTATACAGTGCATCTCTGCCTGCACCATCAATATATACTTCATATTACGAAATGTCAATATATTCAGAAAAATTTAATAAAATGTTCTTGTTTTCTTAACACAACATGAGGAAACGCCCCCGACAGGATTTCTCCTGCCGGGGGTGGTAATAATAATCGAAGCCATGCCCTGCAAAAATGCAGTTCACGATATTAAATTTTAGAAGAAAAGGCTAAATGCGAAAGTGTAGGACTCCCTCCCTTCTTTTTTTAGATTTTTATCATTCGCAGCTTTGCTGCCGTGTGCCGCGCTCGTGCGTAGATCTGCGGCAGTCTGCGGGTGATCGTGCTGCGCGCCATGTCCAGCTCCACCGCGACGTCAATCTGCGGTGTTTTGTCTATGACATAGCGCCGGACGATCTCCGCATCTTGCTCACTGTAACCTGCCTGTGCTATGATCTGCTCCCACTCGCCTTGCAGCAGGCCGATCAAGTCATCCGGAATCCGCACCCTCGCGCTGATCGTCACCACCTCCAATCCGGGTGGCGCGGCACACGGGGCTTTACTGCTTATGATTCAGGATCGGGACATTGCCCTTGTTCGACACTTCGAGATCCAGCGCCTTTGCGATGTCGCGAATTTTAATATAATTCGTCCCATCCTTCAAAATGCGTTCGACCTCGACCTCCTGGCCATCTACGATCATCTTTGATTTCGTGATCACCTCATCCACCTCCTCCAAGAGCTTCTTAAAGTCCGCCCATTTCTTTTCGTCAACCAGCGGCAGCGGACACGGTTTCATCGAAATGTCATAGTGTCGGATTGCGGCCTGCACGCCCGGCAGCTGCTTCAGCAGCATCTGATAGAGCCGCGCGGCATTGCGCATCGTCGCCTCCGGGATGTAATACTTGCCAGAAGCGTCCGTGTGGCTCACCATCTCGATAGATACCGTGTTGTAGTTGCTATACACCTTGCCGAATTTGCCGCTCCTGCCGTCTCCCACGGCCCAGGCCACCACGTCCAGTGGCACACACTGGTAAACGGTATCGCCCTCGTCGACCACGAAATGTGCCGAAGCAGCGCGTCCCTCGCTGCCGTTTGCAAAATACCGCGCGTTCCCGAGCGCCGTCGCGTGCAGGCCGGTATTGGCCGTGTAGTGGAACACGATTGCCCGGATAGCCGAGATCGAACGCTTGCCGCCCACTCTCGTTGCCCGTATAGTGTCGTTAATTTTCAGTGCCATTTGCGCCTCCGTAAAGCTCATGGTGGAGCGTCAGCACCGCCGATTCAATCATTTTATCCACGGTATCAGAATCAAACCTGATTCCTCTCTCGGCGAGGTAGTGCAGCACATACGCCTTTTTCTCCGCGCCCTCGTTGGCATTGTAGAGCTGCTCCGCCGCCCTTACCGCGATCTCCACATACGCCTCCCACTTTTTGAGCT